ATGTTGTTGTATAAATTTAAGTCAGCAAGAAGTATTTTAGATCAATATAATGAGTTAGAAAATCAAACTATTCATTTTTCATCTAGAGAAGATTTGAATGATCCACTAGAAGGTTATATTAGGCTTTATTGGCAGGGTGATGAAATAGCGTGGAAAGGAATTTTTAAAAATTATATCAATTGTTTAAATGAAAGTTTTTTCAATTATCGTATAGGGATGAATAAAAATGAATTAGAAAATATTAATGTATTTGTAGTTGAAAGTACATTACTAACTGAAAGTGCTAAGGAGTTAAGTAGATCTATAACGAATGAATTTATTAATGATGGTAGGATTTTAAAGTTTATTAAGAGTTTAGGAAGAGAAGACATTAAGGTTGATAAAGAAGATTTAAAGATAATTCTTTATTCTATACATAACATAGCACTTAATATAATTGTTGAAAAGCAATATAAATATGGATATTTAAATGAAAGCGACTTCTTAATTTTTAAGGAGAATGATGTATATCGTGGAGATGTTGGAGAGATATTAGAAGGATATATAGAATCTAAAAAGATAGATAATAAAGAAAAAGGTAAACAGTTTTTTAAAATTATATCAGATGCATTTGAGGAAATGAGGTTACATGCAGCAACAAAGATTGATATGCTTGATGATGAAAGAAGAGCGGATTGGTTTTATATAACTACGGAATTTACTAATATATATTTACAAAAGATTGAAAATTTAATTCATTCACCATGTTATTTAACATGTTTTTCAAAAAAATATAATAATTCATCTATGTGGGGGAATTACGCTGATAATCATAAGGGAATTTGCATGATTTTTAATGTCAATGAAAAAAATAGTGAATATTATTTACCATTAGAAAGATTATATAGTTTTAGCAGTAATGGTTCGGAAAAAAAAGTATATTGATACCAAATATGAACAAGTTATTTATGGGGAAGACTATCATTATATAAATTTCTTTGAGATGCTTGGACTACTAAATAAAAATCAAATGAATTATTGGTTTACAGAGGAAAATAAAAAAAGTTATATATTAGATAGAATAGAAAGTGATGAAGAAAATTGGAGAAATAATTATTGGAAAATATTTGAGGATCGCTATAAGGTTAAAACAAAAGAATGGGAATTTGAAGATGAATATAGGTTAAGAATAGATAGTACTTTTTGGAGTGAATATAATACAAACAATAATAGAAATTTAAAATTCAAATTTGAGAATTTAGAAGGAATAATTTTTGGGGTAAAAACTTCAGATAAAGATAAAGCAAATATACTTGAGATTCTATGTAAAAAATGTATTGAGAATAAAAGAGATAATTTTAAGATATACCAAGCATATTTTGATAATGAAAACAAGGTTATAAAAACTACTGAATTAAAAATGATTGAGAAAGATCTAATAGAGGGTGCATATATAAAATAAGTTAAATTATAAAAATATGATGGACTTGAAATTAAAAGGGTGACAATAATGCACCCTTTTAATTTTTTATTCTATGGTACCTAATACTATCAACTCCCATAATAACAGCACTTTCAATAACTTTCTTTTCATCATCACTTAATCTTTTCCCATCCAACTCAATAAAATCAGCATAATTAATAATATTTAATAAATCCACTAGATCATTAGTTTCAAAATTAATCTTTTCTGATGTACCGAGCAAATCACTTTCAGATACATTTAGGGCAGCTGCAATTCTGGACAAGGTATCGCCTTTTAATGTCTGTCTTTTACCACTTTCTATCTGGCTTATGGTCGCATTTCCTACGTTTGCACGTTTAGCTAGTTCATAAGCACTTATCTTTCGTAATTCACGTATTTTTTTTATATTTAAACCTAATTCACTTATCATAAATTTACCTTTCTTTAGCACGAATTGTGCAATTTTAATCATTTTAATACTTTCGTTAACGATATTATATCACGTAGCACGAAATGTGCAATATGTGTTATGCATTTCATTAAGCATTAATAGAAAATACATCTATATAAAGCAATTTAAAGAAAATATATACTTTTGATAACGAAATAATTTTAATAAAATACTTTCATTAGCAAAGAAAAAGGAAGAATACATAAATAAAAATTAAATTTTAGATATAAGGTAATAAAAAACCAGCTTTGAGAAAGCATCATTTGTCACCTATAATAACTCTTGAGGTTTCCGGAAACGAAAATATTAGGAGGAGTAGGGATGAAACAAAAGATAATTTTAAATAAGTTAAAAGATAAAATTCAATTTGTTAATTTAAAGAGTCCAATTATAAAAAAGACAGAAAAAAATGAACAGAAGAAAAATTAACTTATTTCCACATCAACTTGAAGCTTTAAATGCTACACAGGATAAAAGAAGAGTAGCCTATTATTTAGAAATGGGGCTTGGAAAAACATTTGTAGCAAGTGAAAAGGCAGAACAGTTTAAAGAAAGAATTATTGTGGTTGTGTGTCAGAAATCTAAGATGAAAGACTGGCATGATCATTATAAAGAATTCTATCCACATTATAATTCAGTAATTTATAAAAAAGGCATTGATGAAATGGAGGCTAATACAGTAGTCATCATTAACTATGATTTGATATGGAGAAGGGATTTATTCAAGAAAATCAAGAATTTTACACTTATTCTTGATGAAAGTTCTTATATAAAAAATGAGAGCAGTAAAAGAACCAAATTCATATTAAACATGAAGCCATCTAATGTAATTCTGCTTAGTGGAACTCCTACTGGAGGAAAATATGAAGAGCTATATTCACAAATTAGATTATTAGGCTGGAAGATAAGCAAAAGTGATTACTGGGAAAGATACATAAATTACAGAATGCAGGATGTTGGAGGATTTAAGATCAAGAAAGTTACTGGATATAAAAATATTGATGAACTCAAAAGAAAGCTTAGAGATGCAGGAGCAGTATTCATAAGAACGGAAGATGTTATTTCATTACCAGAAACTATTGAAAATGAAATATCAGTAAAGAATATTCCACAATATAAGGTATTTGAAAAAGATAGAGTAATTGAAATATCTGATAAAGAGTTAGTGGGAGATACATCCTTAACTAAAATGCTTTACTTAAGGCAGATTTCAGGAATGTATAACAAGCATAAGTATGAAAAACTAACAGAACTTTTGGAGAGTACGGAAGACAGAATAATTATATTTTATAACTTTGAACATGAGAGAGAGCATATTACTGAAATATGTAAGAAATTAAATAAACCAATATCAATAATATGCGGTAAGGATAGAGATTTAGATAGTTATGAAAATTGTAGTAATAGCATAACTTTGATTCAGTACAGAGCAGGAGCAATGGGATTGAATTTGCAGAAGTCCAATAAAATAATATATTTCAGCTTACCTTTATCAAGTGAATTATTTGAACAGAGCAAGAAAAGAACTCACAGAATTGGGCAGAAAAGGACTTGTTTTTATTACTACTTAATAACACAGAAAAGCATAGAAGAAAGAATATTTAAAGTATTAAAACTGAGAAAGGATTATACAGAGCAGTTATTTATGGAGGAAGAGAATGACCATGCTAAGGCAATAAGAGAATACAGATTAATACAGGGAATGACACAAAGAGAATTATCTCAGAAAATACATAAATCAGAAAGAATGATTAAGAGATATGAAAATGGAAAAATAATTCCATCAATACAGATACTAGGAAAAATATTTAATAAATCAATAGATGAAATGATTTCATTGGAGTAAGGGAGAGAAAATTATCATGGCAATAATATATCATCAAATGAAGTTTGAACCTAAAGAAAATAAGTATGTTGTTACAAAATTAGCACCAGGAAGAAATATAGATACAAGTAAAATTGATAGCCTTATGAAGCTTTCACAGAATTTATGGGCTGCACGAAGAAAACAGGATTTAATAGATCATGCAGAAGAAATGAAAGCAGCTAAAATAAATGAATATAAAGAAAAACTAAGTAAATTAAACAAGATAAGAATAGAAGCATAGTCATGGAAAAAGAAAAGAATTTTGAAAACAGAATAAGAGCTTTTTTTAGAACACTTCCTAATGAGTGGCATTTAAAACATTGGGGTGGAGGATATGCAAAAGCAGGCATTCCAGATTTGATAGGATGCATTAATGGAAAATTTGTTGCAATAGAAGTAAAGGCATCTGATGGTAAGCTATCACCCCTGCAGATTAGGACTATTAATAAAATAGATAGTGCAGGAGGATATGCAATTGTTGCTTATCCAGAGCAGTTTGATGAACTTAAGAAAAATTTATTATCAATAAGTAAGAGGGAAATATGATTGTTAAGTGTTCAGCAATAACATGCAGATTTAATGATAATTATATCTGTATGGCTGATGAAATAGAATTAATAGATTTTGAATATTACAGAGATGTTGAATCTAAAGAAAAAGACAGATTAAGTGATGATATGAAATGCAGCACTTACAGGAGTATCTATAAGGAGGAAATATAGTGAACTTACTATATGAAACCAATCAGAGAATCACTTATTGTAATGCGAGATTGAGAGATTTACATGAATGTTTAAAGAAAGATAGTTTAACTAGAGATGCAGAAGCGTATTTAAGAGATGAAATAAGAAAATCAGAAAAGAATATACAATACTATTCTGAATTATTACAGGAGTTAGAAAAGGATGGTGAAGCATAGATGGGAATTCCAGTTTTAATATTAGGTGAAAGTGGTTCAGGAAAATCAACAAGTATAGAAAATTTTAATATTGATGAAGTAGGAATATTTAATGTTGCAAGTAAGGTGCTTCCTTTTAGAAAGAAATTTAACAAGATGAATAATGTTAAGCATGGGCATATTATTAATGCTTTGAAGCAGCCCAGATTAAAAAAATATGTAATAGATGATTCGCAATATCTCATGGCGTTTGAAATGTTTGATAGAGCAAAAGAAACAGGATATGGGAAGTTCACAGATGTTGCTTTGAACTTTAGAAATCTAATACATTTCATAATAACAGGAACTCCAGATGATGTTATAGTCTATTTTCTTCACCATACAGAAGAAACTGAAAATGGGAAGATTAAAGCTAAAACAAGTGGAAAGATGTTAGACACACAATTAACGTTAGAAGGTCTTTTCAGCATAGTTTTATTATGTGAAGTTGATGGAGATAAGCATAAATTTATAACTCAATCAGAGGGCTATACTACCTGCAAAAGTCCAAGAGAAATGTTTGATAGAGAAATTCCTAATGATTTAAAATTTGTTGATAACACAATACGTGAATATTATGAGCTTGGAGAATAGAGTAATGATGGAATTAAAAAAACAGGATATTACAGAATTAATATTACATATATCTGAACTTGTAACACACATAAATTTAAATACTAATCATGAAGCTTTTATGACTCATTATGGACATACAAAACAGATTGATGCGAGTGTTTATGTTAATGGGTGGAAGGAAGATAAATATGCAGATTTTATTATATCAGCTTATTATGATAGTTCAGATTATAAAGAAAATTTAGAAAAGATAATAGAAAAATTAAAAAGCGTGAAATAGGAGTAAATACAAATGATAAAACCAAATAATTATGAAGAAGTAAAAGTTTTTGAAGCATATGAAGCTTTAGAAGTTGGACCACATGAATGCACAATAGTTCAGATGCAGGAAGTACAATCACAGAATGGAAAGCCAATGCTTGCAATATTATTAGATACTGCTAAAAGTGATAAGCAGCCTAATTATTATAAAGAAAAATATGATAGTGATGATAGACCTAATAAAAAATGGGGATGTGTTCAGAGAATAATGCTTGATGGAAGTGAATTTGGTACAAGAGCATTAAAGAACTTTGTTCAAGCATTATGTGAAGCAAATAATCTTACAGAAGACAAAGTGGATTGGGAAAATATCTGCAAGCAGTTTAAAGATAAAAAAGTATGTGCAGTATTCAGAGAAGAAGAATATCAAAAACAGGATGGAACTGTTGGAGTAAGCATAAAGCCTTATACATTTAGAACAATGGCAGATTTTAAGGCTGGAAAGATTCAAGAACCTAAGAGAAAAGAAATACAAAGGAGTTCAACAGATGATATTACTCCTGTTTATGGAGATACAATGCCATTTTAAGAAGGGGAAGTAATTATGAGTGCAAATGATAAGTTTAGGATAAAGATTAGCAAAAAAGCATATAAGAAGAAGCCAGATGCTGATGATATAAAGAAAATTACATGGCATATGAAAAATAGTGAGTGCAAGAGTATCAATTATAAAGAACTAGCTATTATTTTGGAACAAGGTCATTCTGTATTGTTAGCAGATTTCAAAGAGATTGGAAACATCAAGGAAGATAATATTCAATCAATTTCATGTATTGCTTTAGATATTGATTCTAAGGAAAATAAAATAACTATGTTTGAGATGATCAGTAAAATTAATTCTGCTTTAGGCTTTTATCCTATTCTTTCTTATTGTACTTTTTCAGATAAGGAATTTACTAAGTTTAGATTAATTTATAGATTGGAGAATGCAGTAGATTCAGAAACATATAGAATATTATATTTAGCGTTACAATGGAAGTTTAAGAAGTATTTAGACCCAGCAACTAAAAATACAAACAGGATATGGGCGGGGACTAATAAAAGCGTTCTTTATAATGCCAATGACATTCCAATTACTTTTAAGAATATCATAAAGCTCATAAAAGCATATGAAGCTAGTGTTAAGAGAAAAGAAGTCAAAGCAATAAATATACAGAAGCAGAAATATGAGAAACTAGAATTTAAAAATGATATGTATATTAAACCAGAGCATAAGGAAGAAGTAATAAATCTTCTGATAAATAATATTGATTTAAGAGAATTTATACAAAAGCATCTAGGTGGGAGATTTAAAAGTGTTAATGAAAAAATTACAGGAGTATGTGTATTTCATGGTGGAGATAATGAAACTGCATTAGTAATAGATAAAGATAGATATACATGCTTTACTCATTGTGGATGTGGAAATATTATTACTGCTGCAAGAAAGATTTATAATATAGAAAACTTTTCAGAAGTAGCTTTTAAATTGATGGATGAGCATGGTTTAAGCATACCAGATAGTTATATTAGGAGGAACAACAGATGAGCAGGGTAATAACGATGCAGGATGTAAAAAACGAGAGAATTGATAATATAGAGTGGAAGTATGAAGGAATTAAGAAAGATGAAACTTCATATCCACTAAAAGTATGGGAAAACCTAGAATGCATACTTGATAAATATAATATAAGGCTTAGTTATAATGTAGTTAATAAAGAGATTATTTCTAGCATAGAAGATTCAACAAGAAACAGTTTGTTAACGGATATACATTCCTTAAATTTAAAAGAATTTTTAAATTTAACTAGGGAAGAAACTGCAAATGCTATGACTAGGATTGCAGAAAAAAATAAATTCAATCCATTTGTAGAATTATTAAAAGCAAATGAAAATAATGATTATGAAATAATTAAAGAAGTATTTGATTGTATACAGATAAATGATGAATACAGAGATAATTATAATTATTACTTTACTCTATTTACTAAATGGTGCTTAAATCTTGTAAAACTTGCGAATAATACATTAAAAAATGAATATAAGACGTCTGGAGTATTAGTTTTGCAGGGGGGACAGGGGTGTTACAAGTCTACATTTGCTAGTAAGTTAATGCCAGAGAAAAGCTTGTTTAAAGGTGATAAAACATTAGACCCAGATAAAACAGATTCAATAATCCAAAATACCAATTATATATTAGTTGAATGGGGCGAGCTTGATTCTACATTAAAAGGAGAACAATCAAAGCTTAAGCAGTTCATAACAAGCTCAAATGATGAATACCGTTCACCATATGCAAGATTTGCCGAAAAGCATCCAAGATTAACATCATATATAGGAACAGTGAACAAAGTAGATTTTCTTAAGGATGAAACAGGTTCAAGAAGGTTTTGGATTATTCCAGTAGTTAAATGTGATATTAATAAAATGGATACTATAGATATGAATAAATTCTGGGGAGCAGTTTATTCATTATGGAAAGATGGAACTATAAAAGATTATCTGGAAGAAGATGAACAGAAAAAATTATATGAAGTAAATGCAAGATATAATTATCAGACAGATGCATCATATTTAGTTGAAGAAAAGATTAAGTGGGATATGCCGAAAGATCAATGGGATGTATATGGAATAACTGAAATAGCAAATTATCTTATGAGTAAAGAAAGCAAAAGTATTAAGATTGAGCTTGAAAAGAAAGGTCTTAAGTATTCAGCACATAGAACAAGAGCAGGCAAAGTTAAAAAGGGATTTAAAATTCCAAGATTTGAAGTAGAAATGCATTAATAAAGTAAACTAGAAAATACCTTAATAGTAACTGAAAAAATGTCCTTCAAACTGGCTTATAGTCTTATTGTTACTATATAACTAATATTATGTATAGAGAACTTATATTTATATAAATAAGGGTGTATATATAGAGAATATAATAGTGCTATATAGACTAGTTTTATTGAAGATGGTTGACTTAAAAAGTAAAGTTAGTATTTATCTAATATTAATCGTATACAATAGCAGTTACGAAAGGAGAATAACGATGTTAACTCCAGATACATTGAGAAAAGGAAGTAAGACAGAACTGATTAGATATGCAAAAAAAGAATATAATAAAAGAATTGAAAGGGTTAAGAAGGCAGAAGAATATTTTAAAAATGCTACTATCGAGGAAATTGAAAAGAATGAAGGAACTCTATTATTAATATTAAGAGAACTTTCAGCGATAGGAAATGAAATAGAAAGATTAACAGGAGAAAAAATAGATTCGGATGTCGCAGTAAATGGATTTAAAGGAGCATAATAAATGAAAAAAGGATTAATTGAAATAGAAGAAACAGATGTATATTTTAATAAGTGCATATGTTGTGGAACTGATGCAGGAACGAAGAAAGTTAAAATAGGAAATGCAAATAGAGAAGAAGTATTTGTGTTATGTAAGAATTGCAGGGCAGAACTTTATAATAAGCTAAAAGAACAATTTGAGATTTAAGATTAGGAGTAGATTTATGAATAATAAAGAACTCTTTAAGAAAACAGAAAGCATCCTATATAATTACTCAATGCTTAAAGCAGAAATTAATAATTTAGAATTGGAACTTGAGGAATTAGAAAATGAATATGAAGGAATAGGAGCAATGGTGTATGAAGAAAGAAGCGGAGCTACTAATAAGATTTCAGATAGTGTTGCAAATGAGATAATATTCAAAGAAAAAGAAGCTTATAAATTAAATAAAATAAAAAGATCAAAGGAAATATTATTAACTAAAATAAATAATGCACTTGAAGTTCTTGATGAAAATGAAAGAAAGATTGTTCATTACAGATATTTAAGCAGTAAAAGAACGTGGATGCAGGTTGGCGAATTATTATCAATGGATTCAAATTACTGTTGCAATACGCTTAGGGTAAGTACAATAAATAAGCTATCTAAGATGATATTCCCAAAACGATAAAAAAACGATATTTTTATAATATAATTAAGATATTTTATTCATGAAAAGCTATGGTATTATATCATTGTTGAAAGAATCCCCCTGATGGAAAGCACTTATAAAGGGTGAATGTTATGCACTTCACTGAACTTTATAGGTGCTTTTGTTATAAGGAGAAATAAATGAAATACAAAGGATGTCCTAGGTGTAAAAGAAAGATGCCTTTAGAAGTTAAAGGACAATGTGAAGATTGTAAAAGAAATAAATATAAATACTTAAAAACATTACCTAGTGTTAAAAGAGATAGAGTGCAGAAAGTTTACAATAATCCACAATGGGCTAGGATAAGGCTTGAAGCTATTAAGAGAGCAAATGGATTATGTGAAGTTTGTAAAGCACAGGGAAGGCTTAAAGCAGGAAACGAAGTGCATCATATTATTAAGGTCGCTAATGGAAACAACCACACTCATTATGATTTGGATAATTTGATTTATGTTTGTACTAAATGTCATAGAATTATTGAAGCAATGAGTTTAAATTAACTATATACTATATTGTTAAAATTGGAAATATACTATAATATATAATATAAAGTATAATTATTACATATATATGAAAGATGAGTATAGTGATATGTTGAAAAAGTATTATAAATATATTGTGATTTTTGGATTAATTCTAATTATTCTACCACTATTGATAAATTGGACTATATTAGATAATAAATTTCCAAGCAATGCTGATAATAATGCTTGGATAGGTTTTTTTGGAAGTTATATTGGTGCATCTATAGGTGCTGTTATTACATTAAGTGGTGTCATAATTACAATTAATTTTACAAGGAAAGAATCAAAAGAAGATAGGAGATTATCAATAGCACCATATTTAAAATATAATATGTTGGAACAAACATTACAACAGAAACATGATTTAGATATTTTTTATTGCGTTGATAATGAAAATACAAAAATAAATACAACAATATTAATAAAAAATATTGGTTTGGGTCCATTAATAAATATAAAAATATCAGATACATATTTTAATGATGAATGCAATAACAGGACTGTAATTGGAATGCCAGGAATAATAGAAAAAAATGAAGAATGTTTATTATTAGTAGATTTAAGATTAAGATTAGAAAGTATACCAGAAAATGAAGTTATTGAAGATAAAAATGAAGCAAGTGAAAGTATATTTAGATTTGATGTTCCAGATAAATATAAAAATGTAGGTGGTCAACTGAAGTTCAAAGTAAGTTATAATGATTTGATGAATAATTATTATGAACAAAATATAGAAATAAGTGTTCTAATTAGCCTTCAAACTAATATTAATAGCCCAACAAAGTGGAGTTATACAAAACCAGAATTGCGAATGAAAAAGATAGAAAATGCTTCAATAAGGGGGGAATAGTATTTTTTTGTAATAGTTCTAATAGAACATAAGCCCCAGAGAAAATTATATAAAATGCCGAAATGGAATTTTTAGAATGGAGGAATTATTTTGAATATAATATTTAATAGTGGTTTTACTGAAAAATCATGGTTTAATATTTTTAAACAAATTGCTGAAGGATTATATGAGCAAGCAATTAAAGCTCCATCAAATACAAATATCGAATATAAAACGAAAGGGCTTAAATTTAATTATATTGAAGATGATAAAGTAAACGCGTGCGCGTGGATATACGATAATTATGATAATATACAAATTAATACTGGAACTTTAATCAAAATATTCTCATTGTTTTACACTGCTTTTTCAAATAGAGATATCTATAAGAACATAGGAAATAGCCAACTGGAATCAAATGAAATTATAAAAGGAGATTTTGATCCTGATAAAATTGAATTATTATTTAGTGGGATACCAAAAGATGAGGATAGGGTTACTATAGCAAATCTTATGTCTCTATTTGCCTTTAGATATATATTTGCACATGAATTAGGGCATTTGCTTAATGGACATTCTTATTTATTAAAAACACTTTATGGAACAGAACATATTGATATGATATTAAAAGATGTATTGAGTAAATTTTCAGAAAGAAAAAATGAAGAATATGCATTAGACAGAAGAACACTAGAAATGGATGCTGATGCATTTGCTGCAACCTTTAGTATTAATAATTTAATTGGGTTATATCAGCAGCAAGAAAAAAATGGATGGTACTTTGATTTACTTGATAATCCTATTCAGATATTTGAATTATGGGCTTTTGCTATACATACTATTTTTATGTTATTTGAGTCAAGTGTTCCTTCAAATTATGATAAATTGAATTTCTATTTACCTAATGAAGCAAGGCAAATTTTAAACTTATCAGCAGCCGAGAGTACAATTGATGGAATGAGAGAAAGAGGAAGTTTTAAATGTACAGATATTGAGAAGAAAAAGATTATTAGTGCCTTTACTGAAGGAATATCAAAAGCTGAATATTTCTTCAATAACACTTTTAATACAAAATTTAACTTTATTATTAAAGTTAGTACAAGTAGTGAGTATCAGGATTATGCCAATGGAGTTGGAAAACATTGGAATAACAATTTGAGGTTTAAGCTGAAAAAATATGCAAGGTGTATTTTGTATGATCCTAATGGAATGGAGTTTTAAACAATAAAGCATAGTTTGAAGAAAAGAGGTGATATCATAGCGAGAGCACCAAAACCAATTGCCCTGCAATCATCAAAGATTGGTAGAGAAGAAAAAGAACGTAGGCAAGAAGCAGAAGATAAATTAAATGGAAATGATGATAAAGTATACAAGCCACCAGAAAGTATAAATCCGCTGGTGGCTAAAATTTATGTTGCAATTGTTGAAGAATTAAAACATGCAAAAATATTAAATAATTTAGATATAGATTTGATAAGCATTACTGCTGATTCAATATATAGGCTTGGAGTTGCTAGAAAAAATCTTGATGAATATGGTGAAGTTATTGCTGACTTTAATGGAAAGCTGACAAAGTCACCATGGGTTCAGATTACTAAGGACTACCAAGCTATTTTTCATGCAGGTGTAAGAGAGCTTGGATTATCACCTTCAAGCAGGGCAAAGCTTGCTATGTATCAAGTAGAAGCTAATGTAGATATGAGTGAGGAGGATGAACTCTTTGATAACATATAATTGCATTGAAGAAACAAAGGCTTACTGGTATGCATGGAATGTAGTTGAAGGAAATATTATTTCTTGTGAAGATGTATTTAACTGTTGCAATAGATTCTTAAAAGATATAGAAAAATCAGAAAGTGAAGATTTCCCTTATTATTTTGATTTAGATATTATGTCTAGAATTGAAAATGTAGCTTCATGTTTTAAATTTACAAGTGGAGCTAGAGCTGGAGAAAAGATTAATTTAGCACCACCACAAAGTTTTATATTAGGGAATATTTATGGTTGGAGATTTAAAAATAATAAAAAGAAAAGAAGATTTAGATTTGTTTTCTTGATGATTTCAAGAAAGAATTCTAAGTCTTTTTTAATTGCCTTAATTTCACTTATGGCAATGATGGATGAGCAAGAAAATGAAACTTATTCGTTTGCAGGAAAGAAAGAGCAGGCAAGAATATGTTTTGAACAGGCAAAAGCATTAATTAGGAGTAATGCTAAAGTAGCGAGAAAGTTTAAATTAAATAAACTTGAAATAGTTTTAAAGAAAAATAATTCAAAGTTTCAGCCTTTAGCATCAGAAGAAAAAACGCTTGATGGTACATCACCATCAACAGGAATTATTGATGAAGCATATATTGTTCCAGTTGGAGTTAAGAATTCCGTATCAAGTGGAACAGGAGCAAGATTATCTCCATTAATAGTTTGTATTACAACATCTTATGATGTGCCAAGTATAGGAAATTGGGCATGGGAGGATATGCAGTACACAAAGAAGATAAATGAAGGTCTTGTAGATAATGATAGGCACTTTGGAATGATATATTCACTTGATAATGAAAATGAAGTTGATAAGCCTGAGATGTGGGAAAAAGCAAATCCTTTAATTCCCTATTCACCAGTGCTTATGGAAGATTTACAAGAAGCATATAAGAGAACAAAGTTATCTCCTGCAGAGCTTAGAAATTTTAAGATAAAAAGAATGAATTTAATTCTTGATGGAATAGGAATTGATAAATATCTACATTTGCCGTCATTTAGGGAAAATTGTATTAAAAATATAGATTTTAATAAAAAATATGTTTTTTATGGAGTTGATTTATCCATTACAACAGATTTATCAGCAGTAGCGAAATGTGTTTATGACCCTGTAACTGATATATTTGAAATTGAAGTACATGGATTTGCACCAAAAGAAAACATTCATGAACTTGAAGTGAGAGATGGAATTCCTTATAGGCAGTATTCAGATGAAGGATATATTACTTTATGTGATGGAAGAACAATTGACCAAGATTTCATTATTGAATGGATTTTAAAAGACCAAAATCAAGAATACATAGCGATGGTGGGATATGACCCATATAACTCAGACTATATGCTTAATAGATTAGATGAGCTTGGAATCAATACTTTTGAAATAAGACAGGGTTATAGAATGTTATCTGGACCAACTAAATTATTTAGAGAGTATGTATATAAACATAAAATAAAATATAAAGAAAATCCAATATTAGATTGGTGTGTAAGTAATGCAATAACTACAAAAGATAAGTTTCAAAATGAAATTTTAGATAAGGTTAAGTCAGAAAATAAGATTGATTTATTGGCAGCAGCCATATTCTCATTTTTAATGTGCGACATGGAGAAATGGAACTATGTAAGCAAGGAATATGATGATGATTATATTGCATAAGGAGGTGGAATAGTGGATTTAAAGGAACGAATGAAAAAATCAATAGAGAATTTCATTAGATTTGGAAGTAATGCAAAAACAATTGAACTAGATCAAGAGCATGGAGCTGTAATTGATGATATTAAGGAAGAAGGAATAACTGATTTTAATATATCAAATATAACACTCACAAGAGAAGTAGCAATGAAGATAACTGCACTTAATGAAGGTATAAATCAGATTGCAGATTCAATTTCAGCACTGCCAGTTTATTTATATAAAAGGGAAGATGATGGTTCAAGGCAGAAAGTAAAGGATAAGAGAAACAAATTATTAAATTTGGAAAATAGTAAACATTCAACATCATATAACATGAAGAAGAATTTAATAATGGACTTTTTATTTTATGGTAATGGCTATCTTGATATTAACAGAGATATTAAGAATGAAATTATTTCACTAATGCATATTCCATATAAAGAAGTTCAGCTTATAGATGTAAATTCAATTAATAAGAGAGAATTAGAATATCAATATAATTATTGGGGAATGACAAATGAATTTCATGAGGTATTAAATTTAGTTAGGAATCCATATAAAGACCAGCTTAATGGAATTGGAGTATTAGAGGAAGGCTCAATGGCACTGGAAGGTGCTACAGGGCTTGATGAATATTCTAAAAATGTAATAAACACAGGATTTAATGCTCGTGGAGTAATTGAAAGTGAAAAGATTATGTAAAAGCCTTCAAGACAGAGTTTGACTGCAATGTTGAAAAGATTTTTTAGTGGAGGAAAGAATGCAGGAAAGATATTAATTCTTGATGATGGTATGAAATTTAAAGGACTTAGTTTATCACCAGCAGATATGAATTTGCTACAGCAGAAAAGTTTTACTGTTGAAGATATAGCAAGACTTTTAAAAATGCCAGGATATATGCTTGGAGCTTCAGGCTCAAGTATGGTTTATTCCAATGTAGAACAAACACAGTTAATGTTTTTACAGATGACAATAGATCCGATACTTCGATTAATTGAAGATACATTTAATAAATATCTGCTTACCGAAGATGAAAAGGAAAGCGGATATTTCTTTGAATTTAATACTCAGAATATGCTTAGAACTACACCAGAAAAAGAAATTAATATGTATGCAAATGCAGTAAAAGGTTCACTTCTTACAGTAAATGAAGCAAGAAGAAAGATGAACTGGAATTATTTAAAAGGCATGGATAGACCAATAGTTATGAGTGGAACATGTACTATAAATGAAAATGGTGAAGTTGTTGGAGTAAATAGCGAACCATTGAAAGGAGGTGATGATAATAGAGTACAGAGCAGTTAATGAAGTAAGAACTGTTGATGATGAAAAATCAATGATTATTGAAGGTGTTGTAAATAATATTGGTCAATGGTCAAAGCCAATAGGTGGACAGTTCAGAGAAAAGATAAATGAAGGTGTATTTGAAAGAGCTATTAATAGAGCTTTGGAGAATGGAGATATATTCTTTTTGCATCAACATGATAAGAGAGCTTTACCACTTGCATCAGTTAAATCAAATACACTAGAACTTATTGAAGATAAAGAAAGCAATGTATTAAAAATGAGAGCATTTCTGCCAGATACAAGTTTTTCAAGAGATATTTATGAATTAGTTAAAAGTGGAGTTTTAAGAGAATTTAGTTTTGGATTTAATAAGCCAAAATCAAAATGGAAGATTGGAAAGGATGGAATTAAAGAAAGGTCATTAGTTGATTTCGATATTCATGAAATTTCTATAGTTAGGGTTGGAGCTTATAATGAAACACAGGCTTATGCTAGAGCATTTGATGAAATTAAAGATGATAGTTATATAAATTTAACATGAATAAAATAAAATTACTTAGATAGTATATTTTGTAAAAACAATATTATGTGTTAAAATGAATAGGCAGAATATGATAGTGTAATCATGCAATTAAGGGGGAAAAAGATGTGGAAAAATATGATGAATATATAAAAAATATATTTGGAATAACAAATTTTTATGATGAAATACATATACCTATTATGGAAGAGATAAAGAATAATAAAAAGAAGTACTCATATTTAAAAAATGAAATTTATGAAGAAATTTTGAAGAATGGTGATAAAAAATTAGCAAATAAAATATTTTGGATAGAGACGTTACAAAGAATTTATATAGCCTGTATTACTGGTTATTTAAGGCAAGATTCTTGGATTAAAGGGATATGTGATTCTTACTACTTAAATAATTATTATTCTTTTGTAGCAAATATGAGAGGATATATGGAATCATCTTGTGATCTATACTATTCATTAGAAGGAATTCCAATGTGTTTAGCTAAAAATTATAATTATATTTATTCATCAATAAAGGGAGAATTGGAAATAATATGTATATCGAGTGAAGTAGAGAAAGCACTATTACATTTTCAAGAAGCTAGGAAAATTAAAGGCACAGAGAATGTATCAGAACAATATTTGCATGCAAAGGCAATGAAAAAATATATGGAGCATAGTCACTTGAAGGATTTAAATTTGTATGAAATATATTCAGAGTTATGTGAAATTACACACCCTGCTCAAGCTTCCGTATACACTTGTATAGAAGAAGAAAAAAACCAATATAGTTTTGAAATTGATTTTAAAAAAAATATAAATAAATTTATTTTAAATTATTCTAAAAAATTTGGTGATTTATTCATGGATACGGATAATTTATTGTTAGTATTACTTAAAGAATTAAAATATTTTGATAATTTATATAGTACTAATGCACTTGAAAACATTAATCTAACAGGAATACCTTTATGGAGGAAAATTGAAAAAGAAATAAATAAATATAAGAAAAATTAATAAAAAACACTATTAGTTATGTATATGCTAGTAGTGTTTTTTACTTAACGGAGAGGAAGAAGAAGTACAAAAGATGGATAAATTAAAAAAACTACAAGAAAAAAGAGCAGTTATTATAACTGAAATGGAAAAAGCAAATGAAAGTAGAGCATTTGATGTATTTGAATCAAAAGAGCTTGATTTGCAAGAGTTAGATAAAGAAATCAATGCTGAAAAAAGAATGCTAGAAATTAAGAAAAACAAAAATATTATTATAGAGAATAGTGGAGATACTGAAAATGAAGTTGATGAAATAAGGAATGCAATAGAAAATAATGATGAATTGGATTTGAGAGAACTTGAAGTAAGAACAATGACTTTAGGAGAAGCTATAGGAGATAATGTGTCAGCAGGAAATATTAAAAAGACAACATATGCTGATTATATTTTAAAGAGATTACCGTATATTTCACCACTTTATGGAGCAATGAGAAAAGAAGTTCTTACATCAGCAACTCATTCAATACCAGTACAGAAAAATAAGATTGGTAAGTTCGTAAAAATGAATGAATTACAGAAGTATGTCAGCCAGCATGCAGATTACAATACAATCAAGGTTGAGCCTAATAAATATGGTACTTTAATTACTTTTTCAGAAGAAGTTCTTGAGGATTTAGGATATAACTTAGAATCTGATATGTTATCACAGCTTACAGAAGCTTATGCGGCTACAATGGATGAACTTATTGTAACAGGTGATGCAGGTAATAAAGTAGAAGGGTTAAATTCATTTATTGAAGATGAAAGTTCACATAAGATAGAACAGGCAACAGCAGGGACTATTACAGCTGATGAATTAGTTGATATATATTATACTTTACCAATTCAATATAGAAACAATGCTACATGGGTAATTTCAGATTCAACTGCAAGAGAGTTATCAAAACTTACTTATAATGATGGAACACCTGTATTATTTACAGGATATAATAATGCTCCTGTAGGTCAGAATTCAACAATACTAGGAAAGCCAGTTATTATTAATGATTATGTTGCTAATTTAGATGAAGAAGGTGCAGGAATATTCTTTGGAGATTTAACAAAATCATTAGTTGTAGCACCAAGAAAAGCATTTACTATAAAGAGATCAGATGAATATGGTTTTATTGATGATAGTATTGCAATTAAAGCAAATGTAAGACTTGATATTAAAAAGACATTGGGAGAAGCTATGGCAGTATATAAAACAAAGTCAGCTGTTGCAAAAGCTAGAAAAACTGCATAATGAAATTAAATGAATTAAATTTAGAATATGTAAAGAAATATTTAAATGTTGAACATAATCTTGATGATGAAAAAATACAAGCACATATTGATGCTGCTATAAAGTATGCTGAATTATCACATGGACATGAGAAAGATGAAGATATTAATTCAAATGATGTTTTATGTGAACTGGCAATGACAATAATACAAGACTTATATGATAATGGAAGGATTACTGCAACATAAGCAGTATCATTTATGACAATTGACAGGAGATTTTAATGGCTAAAGAATTAAGGATTAGTAATAGTGATTTGAAACAGATTATATCAATTGAAAAACTGTCAGAAGAAAAAAATGAATATGGTATTTTTAGTAAATAAATATACTGAAATATTAAATACAAAGGCAAGAGTGGTCAATATTGATGGCAGTGAAAGTGATAATAATCAAGGAATACAGAATAAAATTCAAATTGAAGTTTATATGAGATTCAATCCTTTAGTTAAAATAAAAGATACATACAGGATAAAATTTAATAATGATTATTTTAATATAACTTATATTGATAATTTAGATAATAGCAATAAGTGGCTGAGAATTAAAGGAGTTAAGATAGAATAGTGGCATTTGAAATACAAGGAGTAGATAAGCTCATAAATAAGTTAAATAAGATTTCTAATATTGACGCTAAAGATGTTATTGAAGATGTAGCCAAAGATGTTGAAACTGCAATAGTTAATGAAGCAAGAAAATTTTCAGATACTGAATATTTGTATATTGGTAAATGTGATGTTAGAGATTATGGTTCAAGTTATTTTGTTGATGTAGGATTAAAAAATAATAATGTTGATTTTGAATTATGGAAATGGTTATGGTATCACAATTGGGGGTATACTCATTGGAAAAGTGGTAATATGGTAACACCTCATATTATGTGGTTTAAAAATTCGTTAAATTCAATACAAAATAGTATATTAAATGTAATTAAAAAGGAAATAAAGGAAAAACTAAACAACAATATATAGAAAATAATATTTATTATGGTAAATATAGTATAATAGTAAAAAAGACTATATTTATAGAGCTAGGTGGATAAATATGGATATTTATATAGTTGCAAGTAAAGCTACAAAAATGTTTAATATTGGGAAAATTAGTGTTGATATAGATTTATGTGATAATATAGAAAATTATACTATTGAAATAATAAATGAAGAATTTAATAGGCAGGTTAATTTAATTGATGATATAAGAGAATGTGTTTATAATGATACAATTAAGGAAAAAGATAAAATTAATGTTAATACAAAAGGAGTATTATTTATTTATTGCGAACGAGGAATTGAGACATTAAGAGATTATGTGATTTTCTATAATTATAAAGATGAACTAGATAAAATATTATACCAAATTTTTAATAGAACAATGCCACAACTAGAAGATTTTCATAAGAATTTTAAGGATATTAATAATTTAGATTTATATATTTTGAGATTAGATGAAATAATGTATATTTTTAGTAAGAAAGATATTGCATTAAAAAATGAAACTTTAAATGAAGTTAGAGAAAAAATATTAAGTTTATCTGAAGATAGAGACAATATATTAAAAGCCAGAGCTAGAAGACGATATATTAGTAAGTTTTTATTATATAATTGTGAAAGGTGGAGAGATGATATGAAAAGAGACCCTATAGAAATTGTTTCACAGTTAGATGAATTTATAGCTGGACATACTTATGATAAGAGTGGGTTACAAGAAGCAGGATATTATAAAAATTTACTTAAACCAGAGAATTGGAATGAGTTTGAAAAAATGACTGACTTAATAAAAAATGAATTAGTTAGGTTCAGCATTAATATAAATTATTATGATAGGATTCAAAAATTTTTAAATAATGAATTTTCAAAAGAAGGGGTTTTTCCAGCTGATATAATGTTCATTAAACAATTTATGGACAATGCTATATCAGAAATGATATTAGTATCAGTAAAATTATATTCTAAAGCAAAACCCAATAGTGATAATCAGAATTTTGGATTTGATTATTTGAAGTGGTTTATGATTCAAAGTGCTGAAGATAAGAATGAGGTTACTAAATTTATGGGAGGAAAGTGTAAAGAACTAATTAAATCAGCAAAAGAATTAGTAAGCAAGATGGAGATATTAAGAAATGCTTATATAGCACATTATGATTTACAAAAAATTGAAGAAGCTAATGATGTTAAATTAGAAGTAAATGAGTTTAAAAAAATACATGATATTTCATCTAAAGTATTAGAAATATTATCATTATACCGTTTTAATTATGATAGTAAGTATATGAATTTTATAAAAATACATGGATTCAAAAATATAGTATGTGAAAATATATTCATAAACGAAGAACAACATATAGACTTAGATAGATATATTGATTTTTTACGTCTGAATTTTAAATCTAATCTCATAAAAAGATCCAAGGAGGTGGAGAGAAATTTAGGAAAAGAAAATCAATGAAATTAGCATATACAAGTAGGTGAACTATTGATTAATAGAAAGTTATTAAAAGCACTTGATGAATTAAAATTACCTACTTTTTATATATCAAAGGGTAATTTTAAAGAGCCATGTGTAGTATTCAACTACATAGAAATACCATCATCATTTGCAGATAATGAAGAAGATATAACGTCATATGATATTCTTTTGAATTTATATGATAGAGAAAACATAATAGAAACAAGTAAAAAAATAATAAAAAAATTAAATGAATATGGTTTTAAGAAAAGTCGCCATACAATCGGCATTTGATTGTAATGACGGCTTTTTTAATATGCCAATAAAATTAAATATAAAATTAGAAAGTAGGAATGAATAATGGCAAAGAGAGCAGAAGGATCAGCATTTTCAGATAATGTACAGGATACAAACATAAAGAAACCTTCATATATTGATATTTCAATAACATTAAGAGAATTATCAAATGAGCTAGAAGCATTTATTATGGGAAAGAAGTATGTTGATGGAAAGAAAGTTACAAGTGTTACGGATAGTGCACCAGCATTAGCGCTTTTATATCAGCAGACAAATTCAGATGGAACTTATACAAACAGAGTTTTATATAATTGTACATTAGCAAGAGATGAAGTAAGCAATACAACAACAACAGATTCAATATCATTTGATTCAGTCAAGTTAAGTGGTAAAGCTATTCCATTAGAAGATGGAAATCTAGATTTAACTATGGAAAGCGATGATCCAGATGTTGATGCAGAAGAATTAGCTAACTTCTTTGAAGAAGTAGTTATGCCGTAGGAGGAATTAATGAATATAGTAAAAAAAGTTAAAAATATAAAAATAGGTGATGAAGATTATATCATGACCTTTGATATGAGAAGTATTGCAGTATTTAAAGAGCTCACAGGAAAGTCATTCCTTCAATCATCAGCAAAGCTTGGATTATTAGATGATGAAGTTGTACTTGGATTTATTGGTGCAACACTTAGAAAAGTTAATGAAGAAAATAAGCCATTAGGAAAGCAGGTATATGATATGGACATCATGTATCTGCTTTTAAATTTAAGTGAAATAGTAATAGATCTTGTGACTTCATCATTACCACAATCAAAGAATAATGACAAAAACATTAAAAAAAAGTAATTGATGAAGATATTGATTTAGATTTTTTATTTTATTGTTATACAAGTATTTTGAATAAAAGTGAAAATGAATTCTGGGAGAGTACACCTAGAAAGATTTTTTCACAGATGGATATATACAATAAAGTAAATGGAAAAGGAACAGAAAATACAAGGGATAAAATTAATAAAATCGTTCAAGGTGAAACAGTAACACTTAAAGCGGTTGATTAGAAAGGGGGCAGAATGTCAGAAAGTTTAATTGTCACCTTAGGATTAAAGGATGCAGGAGTCAACAAGCAGATTACTGCAATTAATAAGGAATTAAGATTCTTAGATAAAGAATTGAAAACAGCTAATAAATCTTCAAAGGATTTTGAAACAAGTAGTGAAGGTTTAAAAAATAAACTAACTTATTTAGAAAAGAAATATGAAGCAAATAGTGAAAAGTTAAGGGTTTATAAGCAGAAAGTTGAAGATACTAAAACTGCGATAGCGAAGAAAGAAGAAGAATTACAAAAGCTTACGAGTGCAGAAGAAGTTAATGAAAAAGCAGTAGAGAAAACATCTAATCAGCTTAATAGAATGAAAGAAACTCTTAGATATACAGAGAGAAATATTTCACTTACAGAAGCTGAGATGAGAAACTTATCAAATGAAACTGAAAGTGTTAATGATACATTAAAGAAAAATGAACTAGAGCAGTACACTAAGAATTTAAAAGACCTTAGTGAAAACTTAAAATTTTTATGTGATAAGCTTCAAACTGCAGGCGGAAAAATTTCTTCATTAGGTGGAAACTTGATAAAGTTATCAGCACCACTTTTGGCTTTTTCGGGATATAGTGCAAAAGTGGCTATGGATTTTGAAGAAAGTATGAGTAATGTTAAGGGGTTGTCTGGAGCAACAGAGAAAGACTTGGATAAACTCACTAATGCCGCTTTACGTATGGGGGCCGAAACTTCTGAATATTCGAAAGAGTTTGCAGATGCACTAGGGTTCATGTCGCTTGCGGGGTGGGATACTCAACAAATGCTTACAGGATTAGAACCAATACTTAGAATGTCAGAAGCAGCAGGTGCCGATCTTGCACTAACTGCCGATTTGACAACGGATTCTATGGCAGCACTTGGGATAGAAGTTAATGACTTAAATAGATATTTAGATATAGTTGCAAAATCACAGAGCAGTGCAAATACAAGTGCAACTGAGATGCTTGAAGCTTATATTTCATGTGATGGAACTTTTAAAAATCTTAATGCACCACTTGAAGAAATTGCAACATGGATTTCAGTATTAGCCAATAGAGGTAAAAAAGCAATCGAAGCAGGAAATTCATTAAATTCTGTATTAGTAAATCTTACTGGTGGTTCATCAACTGCCAAAGGTGCTATAGATGAATTAGGAGTTAGTAAATGGCACTTAGATGGAAGCTTTATAGGTATCGAAGCAACATAAGATTATTAAATGATGCACTTGCTACATGTACACAGGAGCAGAGAACAAACTTTGAAAGTGCTATTGGTGGTAAAACTCAGCTTGATACATTAAAGGCATTACTTAGTGGACTTAATGAAGAATATGTTGATTTAAAAGCAACAATAACAGATTCAGATGGAGTATTAAATAAACTATCAGAAACAATGCAGGATAATGCAAAAGGAAATATGATAAAATTAAAATCTCAGCTTGAAGGTTTAGGAATACAGATAGGTAATTATCTATTGCCACATATAAATAGCTTGCTTGAACATCTTTCAAATTTAATAACATGGTTTGGTAATCTTGATGAAAGCGCACAAAAATCAACAGTTCACTTTGGATTTAGGACATTTGTAGGCGGGGGATTATTAAAGGGGATTGGCTCATTAACTCAAGAGAAATAAAAATAGATGATGGAATAGAGAAAGTATTTAAGTAAAAGATGAGTTTATATTAGGATATCTGGAACTAAGGATAATATTAATTCTAATGTTATAGATGTATCGTATATGCTAGTTGATAATAACTGCACAATTTACAATGAACAGAGAAAAATGTCTGCCTTGATATGATGAGAAAAAATAAGTGATGAAATACACCTAGTAAAGCAGGTAATATATTATAATTTGCTTGATACAGTATGTTCAAGATCATGAATTATGAATAAAAGTTGATTTTGATATTATAAATAAAAAATTAGTTTTCAAAATATATAAGGGTATAGATAGGATCATATTTAAAATTCATATTTATGTATATTATTAAATAAATACACTTTCAAAGTTAATAGAAACAAGGCTATTAATTAATTTTAAAGCAAGAAATGGTGTGAAAAAATCATACAAAAATTATGGTGTGAAAATGGTGTAAAATAATAAAAACACCAGCATATTTAGTTACCTAAACGCTGATGTTTATTGCAATGGTGACCCATACGGGAATCGAACCCATGATTTCACCGTGAGAGGGTGACGTCTTGACCTCTTGACCAATGGGCCATACAACAATAAGAATTATACTCTTATTATACTATTATGTCAATAATTACATTAAATATAAAAAATAGAAAATTGAAAAATAAATCTATATAATATATCATAATTTTCAAAATATTTAAAAAATACTATTGATTTTAATGAAAAATTTGGTAAACTATTATATAGTTAGTAATTTTAAAGAGGTGTATTATAAAAAATACTCATCGCTCCTCTTGTGAGATAAGTCACATAAAATTACGACTCCTTTTTAATATTTTGTGGTATATCCATTAAAATTTGAACTTTTGTTTGAATTTTGATGGATATTATTTTTATGTAATTTTAAAGTATATTTCAGAATATACATAATATAGTTTAATGATTAGTTTAAGTTAACTACTAAAAACAGTTGAAATATTAACTTGATAAAATTATATACAGAGCAGGGAGTTGGTTTTATGGAACAGAGTGCTCAGTTTGCACTGGTACTTTCATTTTTTGCAGGAATTTCTACAGTTTTAGGAGCCTGCATAGTTTTTATATCTAAAAGAACAAGCAAGAAGACAATTACTTTTGCACTTGGGTTTTCTGGGGGAGTAATGATATGCATCTCTTTTACAGATCTTTTTCCTTTTGCAGAAAGTACGTTGGTTAAGTATTACGGAAACCTTTATGGAGTGTTGCTTACAATGATGTATATGCTTTCAGGGGTTATATTTGCAATGCTTATTGATAAATTTATACCCCATGAAAGTCATTTACTTTCTTCAGATAATTCAAATAATGCAAAACTATTTAGAGTAGGACTTGTTGCAATGATAGCAATAACACTACATAATTTCCCAGAGGGAATTGCTACATTTATGTCTGGGTATCAAGATGCAGCCCTTGGAATTTCAATATCAGTTGCTATTGCTATGCATAATATTCCAGAGGGGATAGCCGTTGCAATGCCTATATATTATTCTACAGGAAGTAGAATTAAGGCATTGAAATATACCATGTATTCTGGTCTATCAGAACCAATAGGAGCAGTTCTTGCTTACTTAATATTAAAACCTTTTATAAGTGAATTTTTATTAGGATTGATTTTTGCATTTGTAATGGGAATTATGTTATATATTTCTTTTGAAGAACTTATACCATCATCAAGAGAGTATGGATATAATACTTTATCACTATGTTCAATATTTTTAGGAATATGTATCATGCCGATTACTCATATTTTTATGTCCTAA